AAAAAAAAAAAAAAAAAAAAAAAAAAAAAAAAGAATTAAATAAGAACATACCTTAGAACATAAGAACCCACTTTCTTTACACCAAACCAGTACGTCCACACTAATAAAACGCCTCTTTTTCTCCCATACCCATGTGCGTGGTGCGTGATGCGTGATGCGATAAATATTTGACATTGCATCACGCATATTGTATATTAGGCCCATTAATGATAAAATAACAAGGAGATTAAAATGGCTAAGAGAATTAACAATTCAATAACTATCAGTGCTAATGTACCTGTGCGTACCTTAGCATCTATTCATTTACACCTAAAGAAGAAATATGGAGTGGTAGAGAAGTCAAAGAGTGGTCTTATTAGGAAATGTGTTGAGGCCGTTGCGGAAACTATTAGTAAAGAGGATTCTTTCGAGGGCACTCAGGATGCATTTGATTATCTACAAAAAGAGTTCGGTGGCTTTGCTGTACATAGACATGGGATATTAAAAGATGTAGATATGGAAGAAGCATTAGAGAAGAAATTCATACACCTAAAGAAGTTTATGAAGTACCTAAGAATATTGACATGGCAGGTATTCTCGAAAACATGGAGAGGATTAAGAAAGGAGAAGAGCCTATAGATCACAGGGTTGTTGGAAAGACAGATGATATACCAACGACAGAAGAGCAGAAAGCATGGCTTGAGAAGAAGAAAGGAAAAGGTGTTGTTGGCTCTATTCCTGACCATAAAAATAAGGATTAGAAAAATGGAATATGCAGAAAGATTAGCAGAAGCAAAAATACTACAGGCAATACCACCTAAAAAAGATTTGCCACAGCAGAAATTTAAGAGAGGCCAAAAAATAAAAGTGTGTGATAAAAATGCCTTCTTTTATGAGTCATTTTGAGAGTGGATTTGAAGCTATAGTAGAATATAGTTATGCACAGAAATTTGGGGGTGATGACGTGAAGAGTTATTCCCTTTGTCAGTTAAAAGATGGTAGGATAGTAAATAAAATTGCTTGGTATGATGAAGAACAATTAACACTTTTAGATAAAGACACTGAAAAAGGATTTGCATTATTAGGGCAATATTATTATTAAATATATACAAATGAAAACGCCAGTGTGTCCAAACTTTGGACGTACTGGAGTAAATTAAAAAACTGTTTTGGAGGAGAAAAGATGGATTTTAAAGATGAGGGAAAAAATTATATAAAGTTTGATGAAGTAACCCTCCTGGAAATACCTAAGATAGTCGGAAGAGAAAATGAACATATTTATTCAACATTAGAGCTGAGAATTAAACTACTAGACCAAATGTTTATTTCTCGAACGACTATTAAATCAGATGCAAGTCAAGTAAATAAAGTAGCAACTATCGGAAAGCTTCTAATGGATGTTGGGCAGTCAATTGAACTTAATGCAATTCATGGAGTTTTATGGAATTCACATAAGATAAAATAAACAGAAGAAGGAGGAAAAAGTGTCAACTATATATCATCAATGGAAGTTAGTAAGTGTTACTCGAAGTGTTTGTTGCTCCTCCAGTGTTTTGATTGTAAATAAAAGAGGCACACTTCATTACTTCTGCAAGATGTGCCAGAAATTAACTGAAGTTAAATTAATAAAAGAAAAAGGTGGAAAAGGATGAAAGAACTTATAATATTCTTCACAGTAACGGGCATCATACACGTTTTGGCCGAAATCCCTCATGTATGGGCGAACAACTGGAGTTATGATCTACGCTTCCGGTGGATGAGAAATAGTAAATGGATGACAGATTCAAGTCCACGTGAGAATCGAACTTACCTAAATGTAATATTCGCAGATTCCTACCATACCTTCGCTAACTTCATTAAACTAATTGCAGCTTCCTATGTAATAGCGTCTACCTTAATTTCTTTTTATCATCCTATCATATTTCACTTAAAGATGGACTTTACCAATTACTACTTAGGACTAACTCCTCTTTTCTGGCCTCTCTCCCGATGGTTGACATTCAAATTACTAATTGTGAAAATTAAAAAGGTTGTGGGGAATAAAGAAGGGAAGAAATAAATGAGCCAACTGCTTGACTTTTAAACCAACATTTTGTATATTATTTGAACCGTTTGGAAGTATTTCCAAATTAACTTACACCAAAACAAAGGAGAATAAGAATGGCAAATGCACAAACAATTATGGGTTATCTTAAGAGAGAACTCAGCACTGGAGCAGGATTCGTTAGAGAATTCATGGCTCTCTCCAAAGAGGAGCAAGCAGAGCTAAAAGCTTATGCAGTCGCCGAGATGAAAGTTCTTAATATCGAAGTTAAGAAGTAATCTCAACTCAGGTCTAAAGGGCACTATCACATAGACCTGAATTGAGACTATTCCATTAACCAAAGGAGGAAAGGATGAAAGTAATACCTAAAGCAAAAAGGCATAAGATCTATATAGAGGCAAAAGCTTCTTATATGGAAACAGTAGAAGAAAGAAAAGAGAATGAAGATTATTTACTATGTGGTATTTGTTTTCATCTAAGATATACAACTTTAGGATGTAAATTCTTCAAAGATGGTTATATGAATATGAAAGATGTACTACCTGAATTTGCTAAAATGAAGCCTAACACAGAATATGCAAAAATGAGAAATTACTGGTGGCCAGAAGAAAATACAAAAGCTCGCATAGCTGCTTTTGATGAAATGATAGAAAGAAGTAAACCAAAAAGGAGGAAGTAATGAGTCAAATTCTATATGATTTCCAACGAGAACAGCCCTTCAGTTGGACTTCTGCATATGATGAACTCGAGGAATTAGAGAAGAATTTAACTGGAGAAGAGCTTGAAGAGTATGAGAAGTGGTATAACGCTGCCCTGCCTGATGTACAGACACAAGAAGGATTAGAGACTGTTTTAGAAAAACTAAGAGAATTAAACTAAAAAAAGAGGTGAAATTATGAGACCAGAATATCTAAAATAACATCCTTAATTATATAAAGGATACTAAGGATATACCTGCAGATAATAAAGTTCCAAGCAGAAAATGCTTGAAGAAACCAACCTATCGCCCTACCTTGAAGAAATAAACTTCAATCACGAATCAGATAGTATTCCAGAAAGTTTAGGAATACAAAAAGATGATATTGTTGAAATGTCTAAAATTCTTAAATTCCCCTAAATTCCAATTACCAAATACTATTACAGAACAGATGGAGGTAATTCTCACTTCCAATTTAAAAAGTTCTCTCAAAGTTTATATAATCTTCACACTTGAAAGTTTCATAAAGTGGCAAGATAAATCTATAGAAGAGAAATTAAAACAATTTTTATTGAAAGGAAGCATAGATGATGTCCTATAAAAACATAAGAGAAGATATGTTCTATGATATGAATTTCTCTCTTTCTTCTAATACAAAGAAGGAAAAAAGAGCTGATGATAACCTATACGGTTGCCCTATTTGCCATTGTGTTTGGGAGAAAACTCATAAGAATACAGAAGATATAATGTATGGTAAAAATTTGCCACTTTTTGGCAAGCCTAAACGAATTTGTCCAAACTGTAGAAAAGAAAAAAAGGCGCAGCTATAGTCGCCATAGCTGATATATTAGAACAACTAATAAAAGAAAAAAAAGGATGAGAAATAATGAGTAGTCAAATTCAAAAAATGAATCCGGAAATAAAAACTCTCTGGTTAGCTTGGCTAAGAGATCCGAAGAATAAGCAGGGTCAGTATAAGCTACATATAGAGGATAGCTTTTGCTGTTTAGGTGGGCTTTGTGATATCTACCTAAAAGAGAAAGGTAGGAAATGGGATAACCCTTCAGATAATATAAAATCAATAGGAGATGAAAAAAATTATCTCCCTAAAGAAATAGCTGAATGGGCAGGTTGGGATTTACCTTTAACTAATTTTGGTAACTACATTCCTTTTGTCCTATATAAAGGGAAGGAGGTAGAACTATCTATTTTAAACGATAGAGATTTTCTACCATTTTCTAAGATAGCATCTCTAATAGAGGAGCATTTATGAAATTCACATGGTTGGAATTACAAGAAGCTGGATTTGAAGAAGAACTTGAAGGAATAAGCCTATCTCTAATGGATGGGCTATTCGAGTTTACAGCTAACGAAGTAGAAAGAGGAAAATTTGTTGTAGAATTTGAACACACTATTGTTTTAAACCTAAAAAATCTTGAGCACTTAAAATCTTTTTATAAGTGCTTTCGATGTTTCTTAAATAAAAAGGAGAAGAAATGAAAGAAGTTCATATTGAAATAGTACTTTCGCAGAGAACCTTAGTTAGACTTATAATTCTCTTATTGGCTTTAATCGCTCTTTACTTCCATGTTCCAGCATTTCATGTTGGGGCAATCGGACTAATCTTAACACTACTTACAACAATTAAAAGAAGGAGAAAGAAATGACACGAGAAGACAGACAGAAACTAACTTGGAAAATCGTAGCAATCGCCTTTGGTATCACATGGATTGCTGCAGTTATATACTCTCTAATTGAATTTTAAAAAAGGAGTTTGTAATGAAAATAAGTAAAAGTAAGTTTAAGAAAATGATGGAGGATAATAAACTTCATCCTGCTCGCCTAATAAGAGCTCTCGAGGAGAGTAAGAGCTATACCAATCAAAAGGAGGCTTTCATTTGCAATATGCCTTCCTACTATAATACCAATATATCTATTCATTTCTATATAGATAATAGCCCTTTTACTTTCAACCATGAAGAACTACTAAAGTGGGCTAAAACTTGGATTTCAAATGAGGAACTAGCAGAACTAAAAATAAAAAATTACTCTCCCACTATATGCTCGGCGAGCAGTAGTATTTGTATTGTCGTAAACAACCTACAAGATATTATCATAGAACATATAAAAAAGGAGTATTCTGATGAAGATGAAGAATCTAAATGATATAGAGAGTTTAAAGAAACCAAGTGCAATCGAACAAGAAGAGTGGAATGACTACATCACTTGGAGAAAGAAGTTAAGAAAACTAAAGGAATTATCGGAAGAAGTTCGAGTAACAAAACCTGTAGATTCTACTATGATAGGAGTCCTTGTAAAGTTAGAAAACATGAGTGAAGAAGAAAGAGATGGTTTAGTAAGATCTATGAAAAACCTCATGCAGGAGGGAGAAGAAGATGAGTTGGAGTAGAGGAAAGAAGAGGAAAAATTTTAAAGTAGGTAGACAAAATCTAAAATGGTTAATTAGAGGCCATGTAGCTGCATTTGATGAAATAGAAAGGAGTATGATTCACCTATTAACGGAGGAAGAATTAGAAAAATTTAATTCTCTCTCTGAGAGTTTAAAAAGTTTCAATAATCTTTTAAAAGAAACTAAGTAAAACTAACAAAAAGATGAGGTAATTTTAACAAGGTTGCCAACGACTAAATAGTAGAGTAGGGTTGGCAATCTGATTAAAATTAAATCAAAAAAGGAGAAAGGAATGAAGATTACTTTAGATGAACTAATCTCAAGAGGTGCTTGTGAAACACAGTACGAGATAATTAAAGAACTGTTTGGGAATGAAATAGAAGTTAATAAAGAAAATGTAGAAAAGGCAATAGGTAATAACTTAGATCTTTTCTGGTTGGAGTTTGGATGGCCAGAAGTTTCTAATTATATCAGCCACTTATTTAATCAAATTCCAATAGGAACAGTAGTAAAATTAAATAGATTGACTGAGGAAGAGAGAAATAAAAATCCCTTCGGTTATGGCCAAAAGATGGAAGATGCAGAAGGATCTAATGGTACTATAGAATCAATTGGTCTTCATAAAAAAGGATTCATTTATAATATTAAAATATCTGATTATGGTACTTTTTATTATCTTAGAGAAAATTTCACATTACCAGAAATGATAACAAAAGGAGAAAAAAATGAATAAGTGTAGAGTGTGTGGACAAGAGGGTTATCACTTTAACTGCAAACCTCCAAAACCTTTAGATATAGAGAATAGAAATAGAGTCTACAAAGCTATTATTCCTCTTCTTTTAGCGGAGGAAAAAGCTTATCCAGAATTTGGAAGTTCTGGCCTCTGTAACTATGCCCTTGAGGCACTAAGAATTATCTTCCCTGATAGTCCTATATCTTGGAGTGAAAAAGAAGAGTACCTTCCAGAATTAGATAAGTTTACAAAAAAGAGATTTGACTGGAAATACTATCCGTATAAGTGGGCACCTTTTAATTTTAAAAGTAGACTAAACTGGATTAAAAAAGTAATAGAAGAAACAGAAACCCAGTTCGTCCAAAATATGGACGTACTGAACCAAAAACCCAAAAGGAAAGGATAAGAAAATGAACACATCACCACAAGAAGCAAAAGCTCAAGAACAAGAACTCCATGTTCGATTACACAATGCTATAGCAAAAAACCATGAGAATCTTATGGGTATAAGAGGTCGTTTAGCATACCTAATGGATAAAATTACTCAAGAAACTTCGTCTCCAGGACAATCACCAATAAGTGAAATCGACGAAAAAATTTCTCTAGTTTCAGTTCTAAATCTCGAGAGTTTCACTAATGAAGATGAAGTAACATCAGATATAAATAATCTAATAGATAACTTAACGATAAAACTTTTTAAGGTATAATGAATAAAAAGGGATAAAATTAAATTCAAATCTAACTTGACAAGCATGGTCAAATTTGGTATATTACGGAACCAAAAAAAACCAATATGTACCAACAAACTAAGAGTAAGATGTAAGATAAAAAGTACCAAATAACTAAACCCATAAATCATTCTATCACAAAGGAGAAAAGAATGACTGAAGTAAAGACCACCGTAAACAGAAAAGACGAGGAAGGTAAAATCGTCTTCAGCGAGGAAGTAACTGTAGATTATGATTTTGGCGAAACACTTGCTGAAACTTCTGAAAAGTTTGGAGAGAAAATAACTCACCAAGCGGCAGAAGCAAACTTGAAGGTTGCACTTCAAGGGGCGATCAGACGTTTTGCTGCCTCTAAAGATGCAGATACAGGTGAATTTTCATTAAGGACCTCTGAGGAAATTGCTCAGGACATTAATGATTGGAAGCCAGGTGAGACCTCTCGTGGCAAGTCTAAACTTGAGAAGCTTGAAGAAGCTTTCGGTTCCATGACTGAAGAGCAACAAGCAGACTTTAAGAANTTCTTANCNTCTGTTCAGTAAATCATAAGAAGAGGGGAAGTTGCAAAACTTCCTCTTTTTTTAATCTTATTTTTTTAGATAGGCCGGTAAATTAAACTTACCAATCTATCCAAAAAAATAAAAGGAGAAAGAAATGGATGTAAGTAAGTTAGAATTACCCGTACCTCACCATCGTACTTTCAACAAAGTTGATGCAAGTAAGTTGAAAGAATTCATAACCTGCCCAAGAAAATACTTCTACAGAAATGTACTTGGTTGGGATAGAGAAAGTCTTAACATACATCTTGAATTTGGAAGTGCCTGGCATGAAGCTATGGAACATCTTAAGATTTATGGATATGAAGAAGATTCAGTAAATGGAGCATTTGCAAAATTCCTCAAGTATTACAGAAAAGCCTTTGATGAAGTAACAGATAGAGATAATGCCCCAAAGAATCCTGGTTATGCAGAAATAGCTTTAAAGGAATACGCTGCTATTATGCGTCGTCGTCCTAAGAGAGAATTAATAGCTACGGAGATTGGATGCACAGTTCCTATAAGCGGCCGACATTCTATTAGTGGCCGTCTTGATGCAATTGAACGAGACAAAATACTCGGCATTGTAGGTAGTGATTATAAAACTGGCAGTCGATTTACAACTGTCTGGTACGATCAATGGAAGCTAAGTATACAGATGCAAATCTATAATCATATGCTTAAAACTGCATTCTTAGATGAAAAAGTATATGGTATGATTGTAGTCGGTACTATCCTATACAAAACTAAACAGAGAGACCTAACTACCCACCATAGACACGTAGATGTTCCTGTCCGCCTCAGTGATAAGATGATGAACGCATGGTTGTTCGATATAAATCACTGGTTTGATATGCTTGAGTGGAACTTCAAACAACTATCTCTAAGCACACCTGATGAACCTGTAATGCAAGCCTTTCCGAAGAATACAGAAAGTTGCACTAAGTATAATAAAATGTGTCAGTTCCATGATCTTTGCACTGCTTGGCCTAATCCACTTAAGAAGAGTGAAACACCTCCAGGTGGGTTTTCTGTTAGCTTCTGGGATCATGAAGCTGAACCTGTTAAGTTTGAATTAACTGAAGGTAATTTAAAACAAGTAAAGGAGAAATAACATGAGCTTAAAACAAGCAACTTTAGCACAAGTTCACGCAGAGTTTGAACAGCCTTACACAGAGGAACAACTCAAACTAATGGAAGATGTGGAGAATATCTTAAAAGAAGATACAAAAGACCTAATGATTGATATGCAGCAGTTAGAAAGTCTTGGGTTTACTCAATCTAAAACTTTCATAGATTATAAGAGAAAAAGGGAACTGAGTAAGTTAGTAAAATTAAGAGATTACTATCTTGAAAACTACGGTTATGACTTTGTAACAGAGAAGAAAATAACTGAGATATGTAAATTTTACGGTCTCGTAAGGGCGGATGTAGAGTATTTCATTGGTGAAATTCCTCCTGAAAATATTAAAGAAATAACTCAATTTACTAAAGTAAAGCCTGAGGATAGAAGATACGCTTATACAGCTTGGGGAAGAGAAGGAAGGAAAGAAACAACTTATAAACAATTCTTACGACAGAGGGAAAAAATAAAAAAAGAAAATAGTCCTTTTTTTACGCCTAGTATTGGCCATAATACTAAAATAGAAATAGTAGGAACAGAAGATCAATTCAATACAAGAGGATTAACTCTAAATGATGAAAGTCAAAAGTTTGAAGTTCTTCCAGAAGATCCAATTGTTCTTTACCCTGTCCGACAAGGATTTCTCGTCTTAAGTAAGTGGGGCGTTGAAGCTGATATTAATCTACATAAGTAGTAGGGGTGGTTTCCCTTGTAGCTCAGATTGGTAGAGCAGTCGATGAAAGAATAGAGATAAGGTCGCAGGTTCGAGTCCTGTCAAGGGAACTAAAAATTAAAANCACAAAAGGAAAGGAAGGAAAAAGATGGGAATAACAATAACGCCTGAGGAAATAAAAGAAAGAGTGGGCGACATACGAAACATTTATGATGATCAAAGAGGGGAATTTAAAGCATTCTCAGCAATAGTTATGGGAGAGAGTGGAGTAGGTAAAACTAAACTTGCTTGCTCAGGGCGACTGCCCATCCTAATAGACAGCTTTGAAGCATCAACCGCCGTTGTAATTGAACAATTCTATCCAGAGGAATTAAAAAGAGGCGACATAATGATAAGGAGTTTCTGGAATGAATCTTCAAAAAATCCAACTGAGTTTAGACGTTGGGAAGAACAATTTGATAGAGATACTGAAGATAACTTCCTAAGCCACTTTGGAACTTACGTTATAGATAGTATGACAACTTGGGTTGATACAATAGCCCACTACGTAAGTAATTCAAACAACAGACCTAATGGAACTCTTGCTATTCAAGATTACCCAGTCATTTATGATTATGTGAAAGACACAATTAAAATAGCAGGCGCTCAGGGTTGCGACTTCGTACTGACTGCTCACCTCCTTCTAAATCAAGATGAAGCAACGGGCAGATTACTCGCCGAGTTGAAAACTTATAAACAACTAAAGGTAGATATACCTCTCCTTTTTACAGAAAAGTATGTTCTACAAAAAGTAATGAAGAGTAAGGAAGTAATCTACGAACTCCTAACAACAAGTGCAGGGCGCTACACGGCTTCCACACAACTTGGAGCAAATGGTAAATTATCTAATGTAGAAAACCCCAACCTTAAAGAAATTCTAAAAAAGGTAGGATATAGTACAGAAGATAAGAAAAGTTTAATATAAGATTTTTTAGGTGATGAGGGTTTTTTGCTTATTTCCCCTTCCATCCCTAAAACTCCCCTGTCGAAGTAATGGTAGCGAGATTCAGGTGCAAACCCTGTCAGGGGAGCAAGCAACATAAATAAAATAAACCACTTCGTCCAGACTTTGGACGGACTAAACAAACACAGCATAAAAGGAGAATTATTATGCCAAACATAGATGATTATATCAATAAAGCGAAGAAACTTGAAGCGCTTAAAACCCTCGAACCAGGCGAGGCAAAATTGATCGTTAAGAAGATTACTCTAAAGATGAGTAAAGATAGAAAACGTAGTATGTTAGTAGTCTTAGCTAACGCTGAGGAACTTGGATACTCTCCAATAATGGACTACAATGTATTTCCTAATGATGAAGATTCTGCTGATAATGAAGATATGTTCCTTCGTGGTATAGCGGATTTCGTTCGTGCAACTGATGATGGGTTATGGCCTGCCATTAAGGAAGCACAAGGTATGCTTACAAAACAGGGACAAGATGCAGAAATAACAGAACCATTCAGTGAGTTCTTTGGTACAGAGGCGACAGCTATTGTTGCAGAAGACACTTATCAAGGTACACTAAAGAATGTGATTAGTCGTTGGGTAGAATAACCTAACATATAATTAAGAAGATTCCCTACTAATAAACTGGTAGGGAATTTTTTTTAACTTTTTTTTTTTAAACAAAAGGAATGAAAAATGAACAATCCAACCAGACGTCGAATAGTTTTCGATGTAACGGAAGATCAATATCAGAATTTATCTGAAATATTTAAAATGCAGGGAAGTCGTCAGATTTTCTTCGGATATATCTGTGATGATATTATTGAGATTGAGAAGGAACATAGAGGACTTCTAATTTCAGCAATAATAAATAGATATGTAAAATTAACCGACTTTAGTAATACTATAAAAGAGGTGCTTCATGCAAAGGCTGAGAAATTTAAAACCGTCAATAACAAAGATGACAAGAAGTGATGGACTACAACTTATAGAGTTTATAAGAAGTGAAAGAGTTAGGATTAAAGTTGTAGAAAAGACTAAAACTAAGAGAGCTAAAAAAGCTGCTCAAGTAAATCCTGTCAGTATTATGAAAGCTAAGTTTAAAAATTTAACTCCAGAACAGATGAAATTAATGAAAGAGAGGTTAGGATTATGAATGAATTGAACTTATTCGACACTAGTAATGTTGATGTAATTGCTATTAAGGATATTATAATAGAGGATAGGATAAGAGAAGATATGGGCGATATGAAACTATTAGAATCGAGCATAAAAGATAAAGGTTTAATAGTTCCGATTACAGTTAAGAAACTTGGAGATAAATTCAAACTGCAGGCAGGTGGTCGTAGATTACAAGCATGTAAGAATCTCCATAAAGCTCATGTCCCTGCAAGAATTTATCCTGAAGAACTTAGTGCTCTCGACGAGAAGGAGATTGAACTCTTTGAGAACATCCATAGAGAATCTCTATCTCCATATGAGTCAGCTAAGATAAAGAATGATATTGTGGAGCTGCAAAAAGAGAAACTTGGAGAGAAGAAAATACATAATGATCCTAATGATGAAGGGGCGAGTATCTCAAGTATTGCCCGTATGTTAGGGGTTTCAAAGAGTGGTTTGGCTGATGATATAAACTTATATAAAACGATGGAAGCTTTTCCTGAATTAAAGAAATCAAAAACTAAACTCGAAGCTAAACAAAAGATTTCAAAACTACAAAGGCAATTCAAAGAAGATAAGAGTATTAAGAAATTTGAGAAGGATAAAAAAGAGGGTAAAGTTGATAAAGAGGAAATTAGTCTAACCAACTGGTATAAGATAGGCAACGTATATGATAAACTTCCAAAACTTAGTGAAGGAATAATAAGCTTATTTGAAATAGACCCACCTTATGGTATAGGTTTACAAGATATAAAGAAGGGCGATAATAAGTTAATCACGGAAGACTACAATGAAGTGAGTGAGGAAGAATATAAAAAGCTAATAAAGTTTACTGTTGAACAAGCTTACAGAACAATGAAAAGAGATAGTTGGCTTATAATCTGGTTCGCTCCAGAACCTTTCTTCGAGTTCACCTATCAGACTTGTATAGATGCAGGATTTAAAGGTCGTCGTCTATGCGGAGAATGGGTTAAGCCACAAGGTCAAACACAACAGCCTAAGAGCTACCTTGCTAATTCTTCTGAATGGTTCTTCTATATGGCAAAGGGCAGTCCGGAGATTATAAAGCCAGGTACTCGAAATGTATTCACCTATCCAACGGTTTCACCAACAGCTAAGACACATCCTACCGAACGCCCGATTGAATTAATCCAAGATATTCTTAGCACCTTCGCTTATCCTAAATCACTAATCTGTTCACCTTTTGCAGGCAGTGGTAATACTCTACTCGCAGCTGTAAATAATGACATGATGGCTTTTGGTTGGGATTTATCTGAGGAGTATAAAAAGTCTTATTTAGCTAAAATCTCCGAGCAAGAATATGGAAAGTTTAAATCACTAAAATAAAGGTATATAAAATGCTTGAACCTATTATACAAAACAAAATAAGAGTAAAGCCAGAAGGAGATGTTAATTCCAAACTCGCTATTATTGGTGATGTACCAACTAAGAAGGAATATGAAATTGGTAAACCTTTTCGAGGCTACGCAGGTGATTGGATTGAAGAGAATTTAAAGAGTGTAGGTATTCCTCGAATATCCTGCTACATGACTCTTGCTGTTAAAGATGCAATACCATTAAAATCTCTCGGTGATTTTTCTAAGAAATATGTAGTTGAAACGGACGCTTTAAGGAAGGCGAGGGAAGAGTTAAGAGAAGAAATAAGTGGGACTAATTGCAACCTTTATATGTGTTGTGGGCCTATTAGCTTCTACCTAATGACTGGAATTTATCCAATCCTCTTGAGTAAACGTCGAGGATCTTTATACGAATCTTCTTTAGTTCCTGGAAAGAAAGTGCTCGCTATTCTTCCACCAATCTCAACTATAAGACAATACATAAACAGCCATTATATTATGTTCGATCTTGTAAAGGCTAAGTATGAAAGAGAGTTTCCTGAGATACGTCTCAAGCCACGTAAACTAATCTTAATTCCAGACTTCATATCTGCTAAAGGTTTCATACAAGAAGCTAAGGATTCAGGAGAGAAGATTAGTTTCGATATTGAAGTTACTAATGATCAAACAAGTCATATATCAATTGCAACTAATGATGAAGTAGCAATATCTATTGTTTTTATAAAAGCTAATAGAGAACATGTCTTCTCTGCGGAGGAAGAATATGAACTAATGATGCAATTTGCAGAAGTTTTAGAAGATCCAAGTATTGATAAGGTTCTCCAAAATGCCCTATTCGACATACCTTATCTCTTCCGACACTATGGAATTGAAACAAGAGGTACGATATGGGACACTATGGTTATTCAATCAATAAACTATCCTGATTTCCTTAAGGGTCTTGGTTTCCTTTGCTCTATCTATACTGATATGGCATTCTACAAGGATGAAGGTAAGAAGAATATGGGTAAAGGTATTCAAGATGATAATCAATTCGCAGGGTATTCTGCAAAGGACTCTATTGTATTGCCGGAAATCTTAAAACAACAAGAACAGAAACTTGTAAGAGATTCCAACATGGAGTATGCAGTAAACTTCTTAAAATTAATTCACCCTCTTGCTTATATGTCCGAACATGGTATGCTTATAAACACAGAGGGATTAAAGAAACTCTTCGATGATTCTACTAAAAAACTTGAAGCTATTGAGGCAGAGATAATTGATATAGTCGGGTATGATTTAAATATTCGAAGTTCTAAACAGACAATAAAACACTTCTATGTGGTGAGAAACATTCCACCTTATAAAAGTAGACAAACGGGCAATCCTACCACTGATGATAATGCACTTCAAAGGATAGCAAGAAAGTATAAAGGTAAATTTCCGGAAGTGGAACTGCTGAGAGAGTATAGAAAACTTGCTAAACTTAAAGGAACTTATTACTCAATGGCCGTTGATGATGATAAAAGAATAAGATGTAGTTGGAATTTAGGTGGTGGATTTAAGAAGGGCGGTAATAAAGAAACGAACGCTCGGTATAGTAGACTTAGTAGCTCAGAGAATATACACGGAACTGGAACTAACCTACAGAATCAACCGCCGGCAATGAAAGAATTTTTTCTTCCTGATCCTGGCCATCTTCTTGTAGATATAGATTTAAAACAAGCTGATTGGCGGTTTGTAGCGTATCTTTCAGAAGATCCTAATATGATTGACGCTTTGGTTAATAGAAAAGACATTCATAAAATGGCGGCAGCTCCAATCTTTGGTTATCAACCTGATGAACTTCACTTAGTAAGCGACGATGCAGATATAAAGAAAGATCCAAGTCGTTGTGCATCTTTCGGAAATGGTACACATAGTGAAAGATTTTGGGGTAAGAAAGCTAACCATGCTTTTAACTATAGACAGAGTGCAACTGCATTTGCTCTTCAACTTCTTATAGGTGAAAATGAAGCTAAGACTATACGAGCAGGTTATTTTGAAGCCTTCCCTAATATACAAAACGTATACTGGGCATGGGTAGAAAAACAACTAAGGCATGACCGAACTATTACTAATTTATTTGGTCGCTCTTATAGATTCCTCGACAGGTGGTCTACACAACTTGTAGATGCGGCAACTGCATTCTATCCACAATCATCCGTAGCTGATATAATTAACCAGTGGGGAATAAATGAAATGTGGTATAATCCAGAAAAGTATAAGTACGTCGATCTCCTCTTACAAGTCCATGACAGTGTTGTAATTCAAATACCTTTAGATAAGGGCATATCTCATGGAATGAAAATCTTAGAGAATTTACAAGAATCGCTCGAACAACCTATACATCTAAATGGATTTGAATTCTTCCTCCCTGCAGAAATAAGTGCAGGTGTTACTAATTTAAAGGAAGTTAAAGATATAACACAACCTAAGGAGTTAGGAGAAGGAAGGTTTGAAGAAGCATTAAAAGAATTTTATTAAATATAATCTAAAAGGATTAATAATGGCTAGGAATTTTCCAGACTTCATAAAGGCTTTCATAGATTATACTGATAATACAGAAGCTCCTTATTCATATAGAAGATGGGTAGGCATAAACCTCGTGGCTTCGGCTCTTCAGAGGAAGTGTCATTTCCAGTGGGATGAAGAACATTATCCTAATATGTATATTGTTCTTGTTGGCCCAAGCGGTGTTAGAAAAGGTAGTGCTATGAGACCTGGTAAGACTCTCTTACGAGAGGCAAGTTTTAAATTAAGTAGTGAAGCAATAACAAGAGAGGCATTAATACAAGAACTTAATAAGAGTGAGGATCTGAGTAGGGTAGCTGATGGAGTTGCTCCTCACAGTAGCCTTACAATCTACGCAAGTGAGTTGACTGTATTTCTCGGCTATCAGAATACTCAACTTATTATGGACTTAACAGATTGGTACGATTGTGAAGATGAATGGAAGTACACACTTAAGACGAAACCAAGTAATAATATTCAAGGTGTCTGGGTTAATCTTCTTGGGGCAACTACCCCGCAACAACTTCGTGCTTCTCTTCCTGATGATGCTATTGGTGGCGGATTAAGTAGTCGTACAATATTCGTGTTTGAAGTAGAAGAAAGGTAAGGATGGTAATCTTCCCTTTTAATGGATGCTAAAGATGAAACATTTAAAAGAAAGTTAATTGAAGATCTAAGTGATATTGGTACAATGACTGGGGAGTTTAAATTCACTAAAGAGTATTTAGAAACATATGCTATATGGCATAAGACCGGACAGAGGAAAGATTTCATCGGAACCTTTCTTGAATCCTACGAAGCAAGGAGACCAATACATCACTTGAAACTTAGTACAATCATAAATGCAAGTCGTACATCTGAAATGATTGTAGATAAAGAGGATTTTGATAAAGGAGTAGAGTATTTAGGTGAAGTAGAGAAGAATATGAAATTCACCTTTAGTGGTATGGGCGCTAACCCACAAGCACAAACACTTGCTAAAATAATAGGTGTTTTGGCCAGTCGAGAAGTTATGCAACTCTCTGAATTAATGGGACAATTAAAGTTTGATACAACTCATTTAGAACTTATTGGTATGCTTAAAAGTTTAGAGCTTGCAGGTAATCTTAAAATGACTAATCATACTAAAGAGGGTGATGTAACTTTAACATATAAATCGGAGGAGTAAATGAAAATTAGAGGAATATTTGCAAGACTTCATGTTATCGGACATAAACTAAGGCATCCAAGCCATGTAATATTCTGGAGATTAATGAATGATAATATCTGCGATGGTGATATTGTTTGTGATACTTGTCAACGAAATTACTGGTGTCGGTTTCAAGACCTAAGTCATAAAGAACAAGATAAAAGAATAAGGAGTAAAAGATTATGATATTTTTTCTAACTGAAAAAGAAGGTACTGAGTTTAAGAAATATGAAACTTACTTAACAAATGAATTACTTCTAATTAAACAAATAAAAAAGAAGTTTAAGAACTTTATAGCTGTTTTTGAATCAGGTATTGTCCTTGATACTTTTTACAACTCTGCAACAGGCTCTGGTACAGATGTTAGAGAAGTAAGAAGTTCTTATTATTATAAATTACTTAATGTATTTAAAGATGAACTAAAACCAATAAAATTTGAAGGGGAGTAAGATGGAACTATTTGAAAGTATTAAAGTTAAAGATGAACATAAAAAAGCATTGAAGGTATTAAGTGATGATTTAGAACTTGCTAATCTTGCTTTTTACTATGCTACTAATATGATAAATACGTCGAAGAAAAAATTATTTAAATGTATTGCAGAAAAATATCCTGAAACAAAAAATTTCCAGATAAATTATGATCATAGAAATGCAATAATAACAGCTATTGATATTAAAGAAGGAGAATAGAATGGAACCACTTAAGTTAGAAGAAACAACTTGTCCAACCTGTGGCGGAGATGTGTTAGTTGAAGGAGAGGTTACAAAGTCTTACCTGCCTAGATTAAGTAAAGATATCTTAACTGCAATATGGGGCGCTCAATACGAATTAAATGTAGAGACGCTTAAAAATGCTGGTGAGAATTATCATAAGATCTGTAGGGAACATAACCCAGAATGGTTGTTAAAGTATTCAAGGGCACAGATCCACGAATCTATAGAGTTTGAAAGAGAACTTCCTTACAAATGGTGGAAGAATAATCCTCCTGTTGATTTAGATAAGGCAAAAGAAGAACTGATTGATGAACTCCACTTCTGGGTAAGTAAAGCTCAAATTCTTGGAATGAATCCGGTAGATGTTTTAGATGGGTATAATAAGAAGAATAAAATTAACCATGAGAGACAAGAAGGAGAATATTAAAATGAGTGGAAGTTCAGAGAAAGCAAAGAGAGAAGAGACTCTCGAATTACTAATGAATCGAGTAGGAATCTTCAGTATAACATTAGCAGATATTAAAGAAAATCCAAAAGGTGTAAGAGATCTCCTAAGTCAATGTATTATAACTCGATGTGAGCATATATACGGAAGGAATATGTTTATATATGAAGCTATGAGTATGAGTTTCATACCTCTCCCTACTGTGAATGCACAGCCCACACCATACTCAATAGATAAGAATAGTCAAGGAACTCTTAGATTTCTCCAGAGTGATTTCTTAAAGAAACTCGGAGGGAATTAAAATGAAAGTAGTATTCGACACACAGCTTACAGAAATACAACTGAAGTATGTAGTAGAATTCTTAAATGAAATTCCTGTAAAGAGTGAACTTGAAAGATTATCTGAAGATACTGCATTAATTAGAAGGGTCAGATTAGCAACTGAGGTTAATATAAGAACTTTTATAAATGACATCCAGTCCGTCCAGAATTTGGACGAACCAACATAAGATAAAAGAAAAGGGGAGCATTTAATAACTCCCCTTTTATTTATTCTCCTAAGAATCTATTAATCGTATCAGGTTTCTTAGCTAACTTCTGTCTCATTATAGCTCTAAACTCTGGAGGAGTTTCCGCCGTTTTAATTCTATTAAGAACTGCATCAGCACTACCTCCAAGACTTACCATATCCATAATAAGATCATTATCTAACTTCCCACTAATTCGCCATTTCCTAATAAGAGTTCGTAGATTCCATTTCATCTTTTCTTGTCGTCTCAAGTTCTCATTATACTCAATCCTATTTAAGTTTTGCATAACAGACTTTTGAGTAGGGCTTGCAGCAAGAGCAAGTTTCGTAGCTGTCCACCAACCATTCGCTCTGTAATCTTTCTCCCCTTTACTATTCTTAATCCAACCGTCCTCACTAATGGCCTGACTTATTATGTCATTCCAAGAGCTCCACACTGCAGCAGTTCCAAGAAACCAATCAACAGAGCGACTAAGACTAATCTGATCAAGTCCTTTAGCTACTTCTTCTAAATCAGCTTCAGCAATTCCGGTAGCAACTTTACCTGCACCTTCAACTGTATTCTCTGCTTCAAATACATACTCTGTATCGAGGTGTGATAAGTTTTGTACAAGTGGAATAACTACTTGCTTAAACATACCTACCATATCACTTAAGAAAGGCCCGACATAATCCATACTCTCCATAGGTAATTGAAATGTTGCAGGGGCAGTTACATCTACTCCAAGTGTTCCAGGCAACCCACGTGCAAGTCCACTCTTCTCTTTCAATAACCACTCTTCCAAAGGTTCAAGTAAACCTGTAAGTGCAAGGAATGGAAGACTACGTAAAGTATAAACAACTCCTCTTGGGCCACTAAGAGCTAAGTGCATTCCCATGTAACGGAGCCATTCATCCCCCTTCAGACTTCTAATAAACTCTACCTCTTTAACTAAGTAAGTTTTAAATTGCGTAAAGAGTTTACCTGTAGGATTCCTCATTATCTTAGGTAGGGCAGATGAATTATAAGTAAAGTTCTGAAAGCGAAGTGCCCGCCTAGCATATTCTTTAGCTTGATCTTCCTCCAAACCTAATTCAGTTTTAGCATACATATAATTAGCTGCAAGTGAATGTTCCCTTATAGCAGGTTCAGCCGCTTGAAATATTCCCAAAGGCTTATACCACGGGATCTTAGTTCTGAAATTACCTTCAGCATCAATAGAAAAATCAATACCTGTGTAAGCTTGTTCCTCTTTAATAAATGCTTTACCTTCTTCTGTATTCAGAAAATCAGTACCAAGTTGCATATACTTACTTCCAAGCTTAGTCCAAGTATGTCCGAATCCACCAGCCATGTTTACTAATCCTGCTATCGGACGATAACCCAATTTTAGATTAGCCATAACTCTTCTGGCTCTTGCAATATCTCTTTTAAATGCACCTGCAGGACGTTCAATATGTTGAGTGAATTTACCTTCCCCCCAACGTGCCATTAGATCATCTACAAAATAATTAGTTTTAGAAAAGTCTCCACGTATTGTCTGTATTTGATCAAGTAAAACTTCGCCTAAATTTCCAGGAACTTTTCCTGTCTTAATAGCACTATTAACTAATCCTGTATACTCTTCTAACTTAGGATTAAGGAAATTATGTTGTTCAACTTTTGAAATATACTCAGGAAGAATATTAAGAAAATCTTCTTTATCACTCAATACACTTTCTCTTACTTCTTCAAGATTTAATCCCTTAGGCTTATCTCTTTTCTTATCACTCTTAGGTAACTTCTTCCAGAAATTAAATGTACCTTCAGGTTCAGAAGTTTTAAGTTCTCTTAATTGTTTCCTCATGTCTTTAGCAGTCTTAGCTCTACCAATAACTTCTCCAGACTTTTCATCATATATAATATAATCACCACTAATTCCCTTAGGTATAAAATCTTGTACACGATTAGAACTTTCATAAGCTTTTAATATCTTACGCCTATTTCTTTTAAACTTCTCTTCTATATCTTCCCTAATACCGTATTTAGCTACAACAGCATCAAAATCATTATCAACTGCAAATTCTAAAAATGCTTCATATTCTTTTCCATCAAACTTTTTAAATACTTGATCTCTAACAACCTCAGCTTTCTTAGCTTGGGCAGTCTTTAAATAATCTCCTACGGCAATTGCACTTCTTTTAAGTTTATCATCTAAAGTATTAAAGTTTTCCATTTCACCTGAAATATAAAGATTAACAGCTTTTCTTAATTCTGCTCCTCTTTGTTTCTTTGGCAACTTGAATTTTCTAATTACCTGATCAACAATACTCTTAGCTTCAAATACAGATTGTTGATGTTCAAGATCAATGTCAATAAGTTCACCGGATACCTGAGCACTGAATTCATTATCTCTAGCAATAAATTCCGGTGAGCTGATGTAAGACCAAGCTTTCCACTTATCCTTAAACTGTACTTTATCTGTAACAGTTGCCCTATCCATCATACCATGAAGTTTATCTAAATGTCTGAAATAAGTATTTCCAGTATATTCTTTACTATCATCTCTATTTATATTACTCCGTTCAGTTGTAAAGGTACTCTCATCAGAGCGAACAATCTTAACTTTATTATCATCTAAGAATTGATCAATATCCCCAACCTCACCTTCAAAATCTCCAGTTGTAACTTGCACCTTAGCTCCTACACCAATAGTCTTAGAATCAAGCATCTGCTCGAAGAAAGCTTTAACATCTGGTTTTACATCTTTAAGAGATCCTTGATCAACTAATGTCTTGTAAGTTTCTGTTAGCCATTTTTTGAAATTCCTAAACAGTTTACGAAGTTGAGAATTTTCTACACTACCACCTCTGTGCCAATCCAACCAGGCATCAGCAAACTCTTCTTCTTTCTCTCTTGTCCAACCATCCTTGCCAATTTTAAAGAGTTCATTAGCCTTTGATAATTGGCCATCATCCAATGTTTTACGGAATAAATGGCCTGTTTCATGGATGATTGTTGTTATATCAGCACTTTTATAGGCACTAATAATAAACCGCCCATCATCGAGTTGTGTGAGTGCACCTTTAATTTCTCCGCCTTGTAGTTGTTGGTATTGTATATTACTCTGAGCTTCTTTAACTTGCTGTGAATCAAAGACTACAAAGTTATGTGCTCCACCAATCTTATAAGTATTACCATCGTAGCCCATATCTTTTAATAACTCACTGGCCGTTCTACTATCGCCCGTACGAGACTTAGTAACTTTAGCAAGTGATCTATAAAGATCACCTACAATATTCAAATCTCCATCAGTTGAAAGAGTTCTAATTTCAGTCTCATAAAGATCTGCTTCTTTCTTCAACTCTGGTTTACTTTTCAAATAGTTAAGTATTTCTGTATGAGTCTTTCCTATAAGAATATCATCTTTTGAATTCCAATCAAGCCATTTGAATTGATCAGGATTTTTAGATTCAATATCTACTTCTACTTTAGTTGGCCGTTTATTTACACCTTTAAAGATTGAATTAATTGCAGAAGCTATTGCAGGGCTATCTGATAAAGAAGTTATTCCCTTCCCTTTCATAGCTTGATCAGTTTGGTGAAGTGCTTTAGTTATTGCATTTGAGTGATCTCCAGAAGATCTAAACTCTTTATCGTAAAAGAAAATTAACTTATTTGCAATTTCCTGAGCTTGTTTCTTATTAAACTTACTACCTTTAAATACCATTGACTGTATAATATTTTCACTAACATCTGCAGTAGTTACTCTCTCTTTATTAAACTTCTTCATGTAGTAATCGGCCACACTTTCTTTAGTTGTAAAGTGTAAACCATAACCACGATTATTAACACCTGACCGTTCACCTGCATAAGTTAGTAGATTAAACCTATCATTGAGTCCTGCGAAACCTCTTATTTTTTGAAATAAAGATTTAATCTTATCAAAACCTCGAGGCTTAACACCCAGAGCTACGTCAAGAGATTCTTGATATAATTGTGCTCTGTGTTGTAATTTCATAGATTCATTAATATCATCCTCGAGATTAAACTCTGTCCGATTATTGAACTCTTTAACAGCTTCCCGAGCATCAATAAGTTTCCTAACCAAATCAGGCATTAGGTCAGAATTCTTACCTTCCGATAAACTCTTCCCAAGTGCGATTGCATCTTCTGTATTGTTCTTAGTTGTAAAGTCTGGAATGAATGGTTTAGGACTTTGTACAGTTTGATAGAGACTTCTTGTAACCTTCTCCCTCTGCACAATACTAATTGCCTGATCATCAAATATAACAAAGTTATTATTACCATCCTTCTGACTACCACTTAAAGTTCCTGCATGATACTTAACTCCATCAAAACCTCTCTCAGATAAAAACTCAGAAGCTGCCATATCAGAACCAAGAATATGTTTTAAAGCTATATATATATTGTCCCCTGAAGGATCCCAACTTCTAGTTTCAAACCTTTTAACATAGAAACTATTTGGATCAGCATCACGAATAAGACTTAAAGTAGAATTCATATCAAGCTCTTCATCCCACTCAAGCCATTTAAAATTCTCTGGATCTTTAGACTCAAGATTAACTTCAAGTAAATTTGAATCACTACTATGTTTAGCTCCAAGAATAATTGATTTATATTGATCACTATTGTAAGAATTAATTATAGTTTGATACTCTTCAATATTCTTTTCAGATATTGCAATTTGATCACGATTTGCTTTATTATGCTTAATTTTTTCGGAAGCTTTACTTTCTACTATCCATTCTTTATTCCTTTTAATTCTATGTTCTAACAGTTTTATATCAGTTTCAAGAATAGCATTAAGCATATTTGCTTTATTAGGGTTTCCACTAATTCTACTTATATGATCACTAACATGTTTTTTAAAATCATAAGGAACAAATTCAATATCAAGCATCAAATTATCAAGATACTGCTCATCAATATCAGACTTATAAGTTATTTCACTTGGCTTACCTAACTTCTCGGCATAGAATTTAGCTATACCTTTCTGACTTGTAAAATATAATCCATAGCCAAAAGCTTGAACACCTTCACCTGTACCAACTCCAGCAATGTCAAACTTATCAAATTCATGAGGAGTACCATGAAAGGCTCTCATAGACTGCAACAGACTTGCATCTTGCACAGCTTGCCCTTGATCAACTCCCGCTACGTGTTTATCTAAAAACTCATTTAAACTTAAACCAAGTCTATCTGCATGTTGTTTATACTCGAACATCAAACTATCTAATTGTTCATCAGTAACATCATTAATATTATCCTTAAGACTTTGTCTAAATTTCCCTGCAGAAGTTTTAATATCCCTTGTTTCTTCTAACGTCTTCTGTGTATCACTACTAAAAGCATTCCCAAAAGGTAAAGAAGCGGAACTAATTAATGCACCGCCGACAGCCCCGCCTGCTATGGAAGAAGGAATATTCTCAAGAAGATCTCCAATAGTTCTTCTTTCATCGTAAAGTTCTTTAATTCCATTTTCAAGAAGTTGTTCTGTACCCTCTTCAGCACCTTCAATAATACCAGAGCGGAAACTTCCCTTACCTAATTCTTTAGTAATAGTTCCTACTAACTTTGTTACTCTTCCATCACCAAGACCCTTTTCAAGAACATCTTTCCAGACAGAACCAATCTTACCAACGGCACTTGGAGCCATTCTATTAATACTCTTCTCAAGACCTTTAAATCCAAACCTATTAACTAAGAATCCAATAACTCCACCGCCTGCAACAATAAGGGCTTTACTTAAATTATCTAATTCTTTCCCTGTCTCATCTTCATAAGACCAAGCATTCATTAAAAATGAACCGCCTCCACTTATACCATAATGAGCAAGCATAGCAGGAATAGTTATTGTTTGTTGAGGGCCTGGAATTAGGGCGGCCACTGTAGGAAGAAGACCACCTACTACATTACCAATAAACCCACCAACCGAATTATGATTAGTGGGATATTCAAGATCAATTTCTTTTTGATAATTCTTAGCCTCATCTTCTGAATCAAATAGAGCCTTATACGGTGTAGCCATTCCATAGTAACCCTTCTGAACACCATTCATAAGATTCTCAGTAAAACCCATATCTTCTGTATTAGGAGCAAGTTTCTTTTTGGGCTGTTGATTATCTTTATTAAATCCATCAAAAAAATCTACTTCTTCTCCTACAGTATTATCAAATAATTTATCTTCTGTATCTAAGTCAAAACTTATAGAATCATCTTCCAGACCATCAAAAAAATCTACTTCTTCACTTTCTGTATTTATGTCTAAAGGCTCATCTTTAAAGTCATCAAACAGATCTAATTCTTCATTTGGATTACCCATTATTTAACCTCTCTTTTCTTTCCATTTTTGGTTTTCTTCCAAACTTTACCTTGTATAGTAAAAATAGAATTAACAGGAGCTGCCTCAAATTCTTTTATTGTAGGGTTATTAAGAACTTGTGCTCCTTGCATAAGAAGTGTTCCTCTGGAAGCGCTGTTAAAAAATCTTGTAGCCTGTTTAAAGTCTTTAGTATTTGTTAATTGAGCAAATCTTTTTCTTGCTAAAGAACTTAAACCAGGAGGCATAGAAGATATTAATCTATCAGTATCAATACCGCCCTGTTCATCAGATAAGAAAGCAAGAAGTTTTTGAGTATCTGCTAATTGAGGATTTTGTGAAGCTAAATAAGATTGAACAATAGGAAGAAATTCCATATTAAGCATTTTACGTGCACTGGAAAGATCTGTTTGTTTACCTTTTCCTCCACCACTACCACTACCATCTGTCGGTGTTCTACCAAAACCTATATAAGTCTTAGCTCCAGAATCTTTATCAATTGCCCAGAGATGTTGACTTCTTGTTCTCTGCCCTTTCTCATTTTCTCCTAACATTTTCATTTCAATTCTTGGTTGTCCTGTTTTAGTATCTTGCCTTAAAGCATTAACACCTTGAGCATAAGTTAAGAATTGCTTGAATGGCTGATCTTGTTTTTGTACTGAGGTTTGAAATGCTTGATTCACCTGATCAGGTGTAAGCCCCAGCGCTCCCCCATTCGCTGAGGCTTTGCTAAAAGAGTTGTTATCTTTAGCCTCTATATCACTTAGTAGTTGTTGAAGAATAGTTCCTTGTGCTGTCTCCTTCATTCCTTTTGCAAATGTATCCGCCCCACTTCCCGGAGCTGCAAATCCTTCACCAATAGATGCAAGAAGAAAAGCTAACTGACTCTTAGCTTTATTATCTCCACCAATAACTTTTTGTAAAATATTCTGATCTCCTAAAACATCAGGCCTTGTTGAATCTACAGAAGCTACAGGAGCTACAGGTGTTAATGGTTGAGGCAATACATCTGCCATAGTAGGTAAAGATGTAACTGGAGTTGTTTTTGACTTATTAGGATTTAATTTTAAAGTTTCAGATGAACCATCAGGTTTTTTCTTAGTAATACTATCAATGTCTAAATCTTTATTAGCTTGATTAATTCCAGAATTATTAGAAAGAATATCTCCAAGAGTTTGCCCATTTCCTGTACCTTTTTCAGGCATACTAAATGATGCTCCTTTATCAACACGAGGTAATTCTCCTTGAGTACTTAAAAAACTAAGCAAGGAATTAGATTGCTCAGGACTTATTGTTCCTGCAGCTGTTTGAGCCATTATAGCTTTCTTTTGATCTTCAGCTGTTTTAGCGGCATTAGTGAATATAACTTCACCTAATCCTTTTTCCATTTTATATCTCCTTTTAATTAATATTTTCAGTATGTCCAAAGTTTGGACGGACTAAATTATAAGAACATTGCAGCTGCTGATGCTCCACTAAATACTGTACTTAACATTTGCTGAGCTGGGCTTGGCCCTTTAGTTGTTACAACACCACCAGCAGGTGATCCAAGTAAATTAGATGCATGTTGCCAAACATCTAAATCCCAAGTTTCTCTCGACACTGTAGTTTCCAATGACTTGTTATAATATTGTGTAAGGGAAGCTATATTCAGCATCTCAATATCTTTAATAACTTGAGTTGTTTTAATCATCTGATCATTCATAGCTAATCTCATTTGACCTAATTGAGCTACGTTCTGATTTACAAATTGCTTATCATAAGTCAACTTAACATTTTGAAGATCAAAAAACTTATTTAGATTAGTTAAAAAAGATGACTTATCAACATCAACTATTGTAGATAAATGAGATATGTATTGCTTATAAACCTCACTAAGTTGAGCCAAGTATACTTTTGTATATTCCTGCATTGAACCTAAATACTCTTGTATGCGACCACTTAAAAGATGATTGATATACTTGAGCCTCAGCTCCAACTAATTGAGCTTGGAAGTTATTCTTAATCTGTAAGACAATTTCAAATATCTTAATCTTAAGATCAGCAGAGTATTTATTTACATCCCTTGCTCTTTCAGCTTCCATGAAAGCATTACCCTGAACATATGCACTTGAGTTAATTGCCCCTATATCGGCCATACCACCTGCAAGACGACCAACATTTCTAATCATTCTCGTATCAGTTTCATCCTCATAAGCAGATACTGCATTAGTAAGAACATCAAGGGCAATTGCATCAACGGCACTATTAATAGAATTAGTTACAAGATCATTAGCTTGAGAAGTTACACTCGTATAAATATCTGCCATAACAGTATTACGATCTGCATTAGCTAAACCATTCATATCTGGCAATTCATCAAAAGTCTTAGTTACAATATCTCCAATAAGACTACGAGAATTAACTAAAGATAAATAATTTAAACTACCCACTTTACTTGACGTATTAGAGTAAGCACCACTAACAGCATTATTTATTGTTCCGTTCGCTGTAGTTATTGCATCTGCCCTTATTTGACTAATCTGAGTATCAGGATCACTATCTAAAGAATCACTAACGTAAGAATTAAATTCATCTTTAACTATCTTAGTCAACCCTTCCCAGTTTTGTTTCAACTTAACATCTAAATCTGTCNCATTTNTACTTTTAAGNTCATCCTTTAACTCATCTTTAAGANNAAGTAATCGAGTTTCTAAATTAGAAGTTNTNCCTCCTAATGTAGATATAGCAGTTGTAGCATCATAAGGATTATTATTCTTATTAGGATCAACTTTTTGAGCTAATATTCCAGTAAATCCACCATCAGGAAACTGTGCTTGCAAATTCGCAGGCAAATAACTTGTATTCTCAAGCCACGCTTTATGAATAAACTCTACATAATCCGGATAACTTGCTGAACTTCCACCACCACCAGCACTAGCCATCATTAACCTCCTTTGTTACTAATACATATTCTGCTTTAGCACCGACACCAATTGCCATTTCAACAATTCTTGGTACATTAGTATAAGCAATTATTTTAAAACATTCATTTTGTTTTGCNAACTTCATTAAAACTTTCCTAACCTGTATCAATCATTTTATTCTGTTAAAGGTTTAAAACCTTAACAAGAGTATAAATACAGAAGATTTCTAATCTCAGTACCTGGCTCTCCTGTAAATTGAGTTATGATATTTGCACAAGGTAAATCTTCATCAACCAGAATCCACATCTGCATTTTCTCATTTATAAGTGCCCAGTGTGTATACTCAACTTGTGCATCTGAACCAAGAACAGTCGGAGGTAGATGTTTACCAATTTCTTGTGAAATAGAATCCCAATGACTTATTATTTTATCCTTACTAATCTTGATCAAATCCACGATTCTGCCCTCTCGTATATCTTCTGTCAACCATACTAAAGCCTATTCTAAATCTACTTGGCTTTGATAAAGTATAGTCATCACTTTTATAAACTAAACGAAATTCAATTCCTGTTATGGAAAGTCTTGCAACTCCTTCACTATTCAAAGGAATGAAAGATGAACGTGTCCAGGCCTGTGTAGATCCTTCTGAATGACGAAAATCTAAAGCTACATAAGCAGTACCTTCTATATTACCATGAACTTCAACCCATGAAATAAACTTCAAACCTTTCTCAGTAAATTTAAGAATGTCTGTTGTAAGAACTTGTTCTGTTGGAGCAACTCCTCCCTCAGGAAGAAAAAGTGCAGGAAGAACAGCATCAGATATAGGTAATACATCATCATAGTCTATAAAAGATTTACCTGCTTCTACATCCGAAGTTACTATAGTCTCAGATGTTTCAGAATTAAATTCTCTACCAATTAAATCCGATGTATTTATAATTTCACTAACCTCAAAATAATTAATAATTTCAGCAGATTCAATTAAAGTAAGTTCTTCATCTGATGCTAATACAGTTTCAGCAACTGGAGATCCCGCTAATCCTATAGATTCTAAAGATTCAAGATAAGCAAAATTCTCAGGAATATCATTAGCATAAATAACAACTGACTGTAGCAAAACCTAAACTAGTCATAGTTACAAGATTCTTATCTGAATATAAAACACCTAAACTATCTAAATATCTTATAGTACCATTTACTGTAATTGCACTACAATAAATAGTTATATTTACACTATCATAGTAAATTATAAATGTATCTGTATTAGCTATAACAGGATCTGCAGAAACATTTTCAAATATGAGATAAACATTTTCAGCTGTTGTTAATTCAACTCCATCTGTATAAGTTACTGTAGAAGCATTAAAAGAACCAAGTGTAGATAAAGTCGTTTGACTTATTACTGATATTTTCCAATCAGCTGCACTTGCTCCTGTGTAAAGAATATTTGTAACATTCTTCATAGTTACCGTATTTAAAGGCATGATTGCTCCTTAACTTATAGTAATTTTCCAGTAGAAATGAAATCTCCTACTTGCAGCTACAGTTTCACTAAGAGCATAAGTAGCGAATATAGTTGAAACTTTTGTTGTAGCATCAACATAATTATGAGCTAAAGATAATTGTGAAGATACTGTTTGACTTCCATCAACAAATCCGTAAAATTCTATATAAGCTTCTGCCTCAGTTCCACCTGTATTTAAACTTGTATCAAGAATACCTAAAACTAATACATCAGTATATGATGGGGCAGTAACTCCCCAAAACATTCCATCTTTACCATTATTTGCCGCACCTACACTTGCAACTAAACCATCACTGATAGTCAACGCATCAAGAGCTCTATCAGTAGTATCTGTCCCTATCTTATAAGCAAGATAATTTTTTAAATTTGTAGATATTGTATTATTATCTTCAGTTAAACTTCCAGGAATTATTAAATCCTTTTGTTCTTTCGTAAGATTTTTAAAAGAAGTAGGAAGTTCAATTCCTTTCTCTGTCTGAAAAAACTTAACTTCTCCTCTTATACCTAATTTATTTTTCATTACTAAACTCCTATTCTTATTGACCTATCATAATAAATTATTGAAGTTACGTGTTCTTTAACTTCACTCATACCACTCTTAGTTAAGAGATATGTTTTAGTTTTACTTGAAATATAAAAATCCTTTAAATCAGGATCATAGGAAACATAAATTCCATCACTTATTAAAGGATTTAACCACTCTTCATATCCTAACCTTTTAGGAAGTTTTCCTTCTACAACTAACCATGCAACGCCCGCTCCATCGACAAAAAGTTGCTGTTCGGTATCTCCACCAACAGCCCCCTTTATTAGCTACACCTATGTGAGATATAACAACTTCTCCATAAGTTAAAAACTCATTATACCAATTAAGAAGACTAATTCCTGTATCACCATAGACGAGTAAACTTTTCTGACCTATTGGTTTAATTTCTTGAACCGTACCTTTCCAACTCATAGGCATAAAACCTGCATCACCTCTTCTTAACATATCAAACATTGCAGGGTTATCATCTGAGTAAGTTGTATTACCTTTATACACACCTTGAATAGCGAGGGAATTAAAAAACAACTTAAATACATCCCCACCACCACTCATACTCCACATAATGAAGTTTGTGCCTAAATCCTTCAGTAGGATCAAATAATAAATCAGGACTATTTTTAGTTGTCCAATTAAGCCAAAATTGCCTCCACTCACTATTCCAAAAATTACTTGAATTAAATCCTCCTAAGACTGATCGACCCATATGTTTACATCCTGCTTGAATACTCACAGAATTTTCAACAAAAACTCGGGAAGTATTAACAAGAACGCCATTATCAAACCACCTTGCAGGAGCAAGAATAGAACTTGTTCCATTTACAAATAAGTAAACATCACCAAAATCTATAAAGCTCCAAACATCTCCACCTAAAGGTTTTGTAATTACATCAGTAGATGAAGCATCATAGGTAGTAATCTCTGTTAGAGTAAAGGTTGTATCTTTTACTATTGAATCCAAGTCAAGTTCATATATGGCCGATTGGTCTAAAACGAAAGCTTTCTTTAATCCTAAAAATATCTGAGGAAAAGGAAAACTTCCTCCCATACCATATGTATTATATAGAGTAGTAATAAAGAGAGACTCTATAGGAGTATGATTTTCTAAACCAAATTCACCACATCTAACATTAAGAGCTTCAACTAAACCGAAATGATTCCGACTATTTTTAGCTCTTGCCCGCAAGCCTGTTTTTAAAACATCCTCATTTACGTTTGTATAGAACTCTTTCATGTTTTTAACCTAATTTTATTTTTACAGATTCTTCTGTTTCATCACTTATATCTACAATACTTATTTCATCTTTTTCTCTGTCGAAGACTTCTTTTTCGAAGTTCCTTCCGTTAGATTCTTTACTATCTTTTCCAGCTTCTCTATTCTTGTCAGAAGTTGATCTGGACTTGTTTGTATTTTTTTCTTTGACATCTTTTTCTCCTTCGGTTTCTTTTAACCACTCATGCTTTACATCAGGTATATAAAAACTATTATGTTCAGTGCCCATAGAAGCGAACACTAACCAACCCTCCGGTGTAGCAGTTCTTCTTAAATTAGTATTGCCCTGTACTAAAACTGTTTCCCATTTAATACTTTTCATTCTTATCTTCCTTTTTTAATTTATTATACAAGTGTTTAATTTGTCTAAATGTTTTTGTTTTATATAACTTAAGAGAAGCACCCGACAATGAACTTATCGGGTATTTTCCCTGTTTGGCCAACCAAGCTGTCTTTGCTTGTTTGTAATTAATTCCTCTCATCCGACCATTTGATTCTGACCAACAATTGATTGCTCAACTAAGTCAAACTCAATTCCCATCTTAAGTGGAAGCATAGCATTTTCAGCATCTTTCATTCCTGCAGTATTACGATAACTCTTTTCCATAGCGTACATAGAGGCATGAACTAATAACTCTGGATAATTCTCACTCCAGAAGTTCACATCAGTCGAACCTGTTAAAACCTTCGACCAGAATTTACCAGTAATCGTAAGTGTGTATAACTTATCTGCAGGAGCTGAAAACAATATACCTGATTTCAGTTCAGGAGTTGTAAAAATAACATCTTCATAATCTAATGTATAGTCAACATCTTTAGTACCTACTCCATCAGAAAGATGACTGATAGGAGCACAATAATAAGAAGGTCTTGCTCTATCCGCTGAAGCTAAAGCTGTAGGAAATTTAGCTCTAAATTCTGCATAGCTTAGCTTAGTTAATTCTGAACGACCATCTGTACTTTCAAATACCTCAACTGTATGAACTGCTCTAAGAAGAGTAATCTCCTTAAAGTAATCCCCTGCCGCAAGATCCACTAAATGTTTTGAGTAACTTCTAATATGTTCAGTAGTTAAATCAAGATAACGAGAGCCTGCTTGAATAAAATAATCCAAACCATTACTCGCTACCAAATCAGACCGACCTGACTCAACACCTACTTGAGTTCGTATTCCGGCTAAAGTCAAAATAATCCTCCATTAAGTTTGTCCATACTTTGGACGAATAAAGGGCGAGATTAACCCGCCCTCAATTGTTAGGCAGTATTAGTAGCGCCCCAACCATTAGCTATCATATAGGTTTCGGCATGTCCAAACTCCCATCCCATCTCAGTAATCCACTCATTGTTAATTCCATCAATTCTCTTACCACTTGAAGTGTAAGCGAAGTCCTTATTTCCAGGATTTCCATAGAATTGAGTATCATCAATGTAACGGTAGATTATGCTATTAGGCTTGTAGAATACAGCTGTATTAAGCATAGATGGCTCATAAGAATAAGCAGGGTGAGACTTAAAGAATATAGAACCAAATGAAGTAACCCACTCAACTACTTTAATACCAAAGCCGACAGTTTCACCAGACTTAACATCTATATCAAGTCCAGCTTTTGCAAGCCTTTCAACATTCTTAATAACTCCATTACCGCAGAGGGCAATATACTCTCCATTATTTCCATCATTATAACGGAAGAGTAATTCAAGAATATCAAGTAACCAATCTGCTCCACCTTGTAACCATGTCTGACCAGAGTAATTCGTATCAGTTGTAAAAATCTACAATGTTTGCAGGTAAATTAGTTCTTAAATATTCCCAAAGACCACCGGTAGTTCTCTCAGGCTTACCATTACTACCAATATCTTCAGTAGAAATTCCTAAGATAGCACTCCAGTCCATCTCCACACCATGTAATTCAAGTGCTTCAGCCTTAGCTTGAGCGACCTGATCACCTGTTCTAAGACGTGTACGCATTGCAGTACGTGTCATTTCTATACTAGTTCTAAAGATCTGAGTATAGTTAGAACGCTTAACAGGTGTGTAACTAACCGCATCTGGTGTAACTCCACCTTCAGGATTAGAACTACCAATTATCTTAATTCTATCCGCATCACTTAAGTCTGTAGAAGCCCCATTGTCATCAGCCTCTTTAAGTAAGAATGCAACATAAGAACTCGCTCCATTACGACTAACTGCCGTAACCTTACCATTAACATTCATATCCGGATGACTTACATCACGAACAATAGATGTTTTGCCTTCTACAAAATGCTTAGCATCATTCTCAGACATTTTAATATAGACAGTATCTCCTTTAACACCACCACTTACATATGCAGTAGAAAGAGCAACATCTGTATAGACTCCTGTAACTGTACCTGCTTGAGCCTCAAAAGACTTCAACCACCAGTTAAACTCAGGATCATTTACTCTTTCTGATTTACCTAAACTCTGTATTGCAGTTAGTGGAGCACGTCCATTTGGGTACAGTTTAAGAATCATCTGTCTCCAATTCTTAGGACGCTGATCAGTTTCCCAATCATCATTACCTCTCATTCCAAAAAATCCAGCCATGTTTTAATCTCCTTTAATTAGTGTACGACAGTTCCTAAACTATAGATAGTCACAGTGGTTAAACTCGTTACTACAACTTTAAAAGTCTTTGAATTATTCTGTGCTATAGTCATTGTACCACTTAGTGTGATACCTGTGTTAGTTGTGAATGTTATAGTTTCTGCAGCATTTGCAGTATTTCTAATGGTGAATTCAAAAGAATCTCCAATTCGAGCAAAAGGAATTGCACTAATAATATCAGCCGCAAGCGGTGATAAATCAGCACGTGATGCACCATTAGGATCCCTTAAAATCATTCCTCCAACAATTTCAGCAGCTGTAAAAGTTACAGCCCCAGCTGTTGCCTCAGTGGTAACTACTGTTTTCTTAAAAAACTCTTTAACAGAAAACTTACCAGCACCGTCAGTATGAAGAGCAGATTTTCTTAATTCTGATATCTTAAGCATTATACCTCCTATACAGCTATTGAGTTCTCAACAACAACCCAACGATTGCCATCAGATTTTAGTGTAACGGAATCTCCATCAGTATCTAAAAGTAAATCCGCTGCCCAATCTTCAGAATCATTCTGATCTGCAAGAGTAACAACTTTAGCATTAGCAATTGTTGCAGTTATACTAAATTCAACACCTGCAGATTCTGCTACACTAGGAAGTGTAATAGTATAACTTCCACTAGCAGTATTAGCTGTAGCTCTTACATGCCTCTGGTACAGTCCTAATGTAGCTGCAGCACTTATTCTTACTATGTCATAATCCCCTTGTTGGGAATTTAAAACAGCTTGTGCGTTCATTTAATTCTCCTTTATAATTACAATATTATGTCCATCATTTCATCCATCTGACTTTCTTGTGATGAACGGTTATCATGTACCTTACGCCTCTTAGCTCCTGACTTAGCAGGTTTAGCATGTTGTTTCTTTTTCTTCTTCTTAACCTCTTTTGGCATTCTAAGTTGCGTCCTTACTACCTGCTCAGCCTGTCCAAGAAGAGCTTCAATATTTTCCTTTCCATCGGACTTTGCAATAAGATTACGAAGTACAACAGTAACTACAGAATCATAATGTTTTAAATCTGGATTATTCTCATAGAATTTTCGCTCAGACTCCATAGCACTAACACGTCTATTTATAACAGACTCAATGTCTTGTATTGGTTGAGCAACTTTTTGTCCTTGAGTATACATCTTTTTCATTAATGTATTAAAGTCTTCGTGACTTTCCATAGCTTTATTATACTCTTCTTCTGTTACGGCAAATTCACCAGGTTCAGGAATTTCTTGAACCGGAGGAGTTTCAACAACCTTTTCAACAGGTTCTTCAACAGGAGGTCTACCTTGACTCAGAATCATTTCAGATTGCTCTAAGATAAACTTACGGGCTTCCTCCAAATCTGATTCTGTTTTCTTTTGCTTTGGTTTAGATTCTTCTGAATTATCTTCTTCAGATTCATCCTTCTCCTCTGTATCTTCCTCCTCCATCTTCTAGGCTCATCTTCCCCTTCTTCATTATCTTCATCCTCTTCTTCCTCCAAGTTTTCTTCATCTTCCTCATCTTCCTCATCAAGAACTTCTTCTTCAGGTTCTTTTTTCTTAGACTTAATACCATTAAACTCATCTAAGAAAATCACTAACATCACTTTCAATCTGTGCATCAGTCTCCTGTTCAAAATTCCTGTTCACTCTTCATCTTTTCTATAGGAGGTTTACTTGGCGGAATCTTGGTTTCAGACTCAGCAGGTTTAGCTTTATTCAAATCAACCTTCATTCTTATCATCCTTTCTATTTTGTTCATCCAGTTTTAGTGCATTTAATATAACATTTGGTAAGTCCATTAAGTTCTTAATCTCATTAACCGCCCCTTGAATATGGAACATCTCATTACTTTCTTTAGCAGCAGAGAACTCGGTTAAGAGAAGTCTCTCTCTTATAATTAAAAGAAGTTTTTAAAATCACTCCAGAGATTAGAATTTAAAAATCTCTCTACTTCATCAATATTAGTTTTTAAACCATCATCAATATCTTTTAATATCCCACTATACTTGTTGTCCATTAGTAACCTCACTTGTTGGTACCAGATTTCCTTTTTGTACTTCTTTTTCTATAGTTTCATCTTGCTGAACTTTAACTTCAAAGTCCTGCATATTCTTAGCTCCGAGTGCTTCTGCCGTTCTCATGAAAAGTCTAAACATATCAATCTTTTGAGAAAGTACTTCAGACCCTCCAGCAGTTTGGAGTAATTGAATCCATAGATCAGGATTATCTCCAACAGATTTAGTTCCATCATTTGCTACAACATCAAACCTCGTGTCTAAGTCTTGCGGACGAACTTTTGCTCTTGACACTCCGTAGATCCTTTCTATATCCTGAACCTTTCGACCCTAAAATCTTAATATATACATCTTCTGTTATAAGCTGTCTTGTATTATATGCAGCTTGATTTGCAATAGTATAGTGTGATTGAAGTGCCGTTACTTTAGCACTCTTAGCTATCCGACTTAATGCTCCAAGTTTTGCATCCCTTGCCTCAGTAGCACTCTTCCTTTCCCCTGTACTCATTACACCTTGTAGGATGTCGCTTGAACTACTTATTCTATTAATCAAGTCTATGAAGAATCCAGTATCTCTAACATGTCCTTGAGTAACATCAGTTACAGGAAACTGCATTGCAACATTCTGAACTCCACGTCCCCAAGCCGCTCTTCTAAGTCTCCATATACCACCTGGTTTAGGATCGGTAACATCGTCCATATTAACTAGATAAGGGTCTACAATAGTAACGTCGTTAATAGCCTTTCTTACGTTAGATATATGACTACTGATAAGCCAATCAATAGTATGTTGCATTCCATATATAATCTCAAGTTTACTGATTGGAGTGTTTCCATGACCATCATAGTCTGGAGCATTTACAATAACTGGAAATTCACCATGATCAAGACCGAGTGGTTGCGCCTGAATTAGGATAGAATCTGCAGCAACTGTAAAGAGCCATATCTCAGGAACTTCACTATCACTTAATTCCCAATCAGCAGGAATTATTTTCATATACATACTGATAAGGTCGACAGGAGATGAGAGACCAGAATCATCTGACCTGCCATCCTTATCTTTACGACCACTTGCCTTGTCCCCCTGATAAAGCAAGCTTCTACCACCACCCTGAAGGGATTTTAAATACTTAACATTGAATAGTTGGCTATCTTCAATAGATTCATCTGTTAGGAGGTTCATATAATTAGTTCTACTTACATAACCAACATATTCCATGTCATTAACTTTGTCAATTGCTACATTAGCATCAGGAAGAAAATTATAGACATCAACTGGAATTAGATAATTTCCCTCAAATGTAACTTCCTCTTCTTGTTTATCTTGAAGCATTGAAGGCATAACAACGCCCATCGCTTGACTGAGAAATCCAAAGTCTTGTCTCTTCTTAGTCCTATAACTAACTACTTTTTTCCAATCAAGGATAGATACTCCAATACCATAAGCAAAACCATCCCTCCACTGTGTATGTAAATCCAGTGCCATTCTACTTTTACGAACTTGATAATCTATAACATGCTCAAGCATAGCTACCCTGTAGAGGTCATTAGGTTCAGTCTCATCATACTTAAAAATAGGTGAATCAAGAAAAGTACTTGAGTAATAAGTAAGCAATGTTTCAATAGTTGCATAACTTATTGGTACTACAATACTTAAAGGCTTACGATGATCAGCTTCCTTTAACGCTTCTTCAGCTGTATCCAAATCTACATAAGATGTAAGCGTATGATCAATTTTCTCCCAAGTTTCAAATCGACTACTCATAACATCTTGAGATTGATTTGCTCTTATAAGAATTTCCTTAACCAAATCATTGTGAAGAGGAGAACCTGGCTTAAGCTTTAAATTATCTGGATAGGAATAATTAAAGTTCTTAGTTTCGGCAGTTCCAATCCTATCCGAAATACTTGATTTATCTATACGTACTGGCATTATTGTAATCTCCAATCTTCTAATTCAGGTTCTTTAAAACTCTCTGATTTGAGTTCTTGATACTCATCTTCAATGGTATAATCTTCATCCATCGTTTTCGGAAGAAAGTATCTAAGTCCCTTTTCTAATATTTCAATTATATAAGCAAAGGCATCCATAACATCCCATCGTTTAGAACGAGGGAACATAAGTAATTGAGCTTCAAGAGGAGCACAAACTTCCTCATTATGAAATACTTCACCCATTCTATAATTAGTTGTCAATGCTGCAATCCTACCTTCCTTACCTCTATTCTTATCAGCGTATTCTGCTGAACCTCTCCTTGCATGAAGTTCAATAAGTTCAAAAGATTTACCTCTCTTCATCATCTCATTCTTGAAAGGGAACGTAATAAACTCATTTAGTGAAGTAACTTCCAAACCTATAACACGAGCATTTAACCTTTCGGCCATATCAAAAACATTATTATAAAGTTCATCTGGGTAAAATTTATCTGCAATTATATCTCTTACATAAAGATGTTGATTTTGAACATCTACACCAACTCCCACAATCGCACTTTCTGCACTATGCAACTTAACACTCTTCGCAGGATCGACAAGAATAACACTTTCTATATATCCCTTAGATTTTCTTTCCCTAAAATCAGCATCAGTTTCTTTATAATATTTGAAATATTCTTGCTTGAATACCGCATCCGCAGTACTTATTGGAATATTACGATACTCACGGAAGAATACATCAAGTTGCCCTTTTTTCTGATGTTCATCAAATTCTTTTTGAATCTGTTCATTTGTCATATATTCAGGAGCTGTTGATTCAAGCTTATCATTACAAGCCTGTAAGCGGATTGAATACCATTCAGGAGAAGCAAGTAATTCTTCTAATAGTGAATCTTCATGCTTTACAGTATCAATATAGATAACTCTCCAGTTATGCTTGTACTTAGATACAGCCTTCATAAGATCACCGTGAAACCACTCTTTTACATCACCTCTAATATTAGGATTAGCAATCTCCTTTTTATTCTCCAAGTCATCTACAATAATCAGATCAGGTCTATGTGGCCCCCAAACTACACCACGAATCTGTTGACCTGCACCTCTTGGCAAGACGAGAGTATTACCATAAGCGACCCAACTTAACTTACTAAAGGTTTCATCCAATCCAAGTTCTTTATACTGACTTACCTTAATCGGCCCAAAATGCCTACCTACGAATTTACTCGTAATAAGCATCCTCTTCAAGTTCTCAGTCTGAAGCTCCGCAACTTCAGCAGAGTAACTTACGTAGGGCACGAAGTTTACATTCTTGAAGAGGATTTGTTGTGCTGCCAGACATCTACTTATAGTAGTTTTACCTAACCCACGAGGAGCAGCGATTACTACTCTTTGATGACCACTTTCAATAGCTTTAATAAGCTCCTTGTGTAGCCAAGAAAAGGTAGCATCGAAGTAGTCTGGAAACATAACTCGGCCCGTGACTTCCAAGCTAAGGGCACACTCTTTAAGAATGTTATTCCTCTGTTGTCGAAGACTATCTTGATGTTGCTGCTCTGTGTGGATTATTTGTTCTGACATTATTTTACCTTATTTCAGTTCGTCCATAATTTGGACACACTAACGACCATTCTTTAAATCTACAGTTACAATATCAATTGTCTGTGTTTCTCCTGCACCAGGTGTTACTGCTGTAATAGTTAGAGTATAACCTAAACAAGGGAACCAACTTACTTCGTCTCCAAGCCCCCACTCAAACGTCTGGGTAGCACCTACAGCATTAGTTACTGTAATTGTCTTTGTTAAATCTGTCTCGCTTGTAATGTAACTACCAGAGTTATTCAAATCATTCAATGCGTAGATAAGTTCCACCTTAATTGTAACATCGAACGGGCCTACCGCAGTAGTTTTAATAGTTCCTGCAATACTACTAACTCCATTTATAATATGCCTGTCATCGGCCTTGAAGAAATAATCAACAGAAGCACTTGTCGTCGCATCACTCAAGGTAGTTAATACATTGCCAAACGGCCTTGTTGCATTAGCACTTAAAGCGAGAATAGCAACAAAAAGTATAATTAATCTTTTCATCTGGATCCTCCTATTTAACTTTACGTTTAAATATAGATATTAAAGATTTCCAAAATCCGCCCCAAGCAATAGCAGCTTCTTTAGCCTCTTTAACTATCTTTGTAATTTCAGCATTAGTTATCTTATCATCTGCCATAGCTTCTTCTACAGCAACTCCAACATCAGCACTTTCTTTAATTGCCACTGTTGCTTGTTTAAGGGCGGTACTTAAGACTCCAAAAGTAGCTATTACAAATGTAAGTAACCAACCTATATTCTCCTTAAGTAAATCTAATACAAAATCCATAACTTTTCTCCTTTGTTATTATTTATCGATAGCATGTTGTATTAACATATCTAGTTTATCTGTTAAATCTTTTCTGACTTCTTGCATATTGCTTTTTTACTTACAAATAAGTCTGAATGTTCTTTAAATGTAAGATGTTGGTCTACATTTTTATCCTCCATATGGTCAACTATATCTGAGAAATGCACCTTAGAATCTTTATACTCTTTAAGCATCTGTTCTGCTTCTTGTCTAAATTTCTTATTCTCATGTGCATTATCTAATAAATCTTTCTTTTGTTCTGCAGTAAACTCAGGCTTAAAAACATCTGTTAAGTCTACTCCAAAGATAGTACCACTCGTAGCTAGGGAGGTTACTATTATAGGGAAGGCTAATTGTTTTGCCTTAGCGTAAAGTGTCTCTGTTCGAGTTAGATTATCGCTCTTTCTCTGGTTCTTATGGTTCTTCTCTGTCATAATTACTCCTTAATAAGAATGTTAGTTGCAGGTGTTGGATCTTCAACTTGTGCAGGTACAAACTTAGAGAGGATAATATTACTAGATGCAATAATAGATTTCCCTCCATCACTTGTAACAGCAACTAAACCTACTTGAATATAGTCAACACCATTTGCTACAGCAGGAAATTGATGAGTAACAAGTTCATTCGGGCCATTAATTATATTTGCTTGATATAACTCTGTAAAAGAACCGCCCGTTTGACCGAAGTCATTAAAAGGAGCATTTAAAGAATCCGCTCCGCTCCAAACATAAAGGTCAGTTCCTACAATAGTTCCTGTACTCGTATTACTCGGTGAATCAAAAGTTAATGTGTATAAGTAAAAAGAATCTGCATTGATATTACAACTACAAATTAACGCAAAGAGTAAAATAAATAAATGTCGTCTCATATTACCACCTGTAACTAAAAGTTAATCTATCTTTTTTAAAACCTACGTTGAAGTCATATTTCAAAGGATAGGAAATAAGAACTCCGAAAGCATTTCTATAAAGGTCTTTTACATCAAAACCTCTTGGNTCNAATAANAGCAGGGTAGTATATAGTAGCATCCCCTACTTCCCAAAGCANTCCAGCTATTGACATTATTGCNGCTGCATTAACCCATTCCATCTCAAAGGTCTTTTGTAATGTAAGAACACCAATTGTAGAACCTGCTATGTGTACCATATCCCATGAGGCTCTTGTATTAGGAAGGAATGGTTCATCTGCGACTACATTAGAATAGAAACATAAAATTATTAGTAGTAAGAATATTTTCCTCATTTACTATTTCCTCTTTTAAAGATTCCAAATAACATCCCTATCAGTNCTGCCCATCCTACNTCCTTNACAAAGGCAGTTATTATTATTTCAAAAATAGCGTTTCCCTCAGCCTCTGATAGTTTNTTACCCCGTTCTTGTAGCTCTCTGATTTCTTTATCGGCTTTTCTTGCACGTTCAAGGAGTCCATCATCCATTTTCTATGCCTCATTAATGAATCAAGTTTAGCTTTTAATTCCTCTATCTCGCCATCCCTATCTTGTATTCCCATAGCAAGGTCTTGTAT